CCGTCTGGCGTGGTGCGAGGCGATGATCAGGCACACGGATGACGGGCAGCACGAAGGGGCAGTGGCATGAGCATGGATCGTCGAGGGGCAGCGGCGGGGCAGGACATTCGGCGGATGCTGGCGGATGCCTGCCCGCCGCTGGAAATGGCGGCGGCGGCGGTCGCTCCGGCGCGGGGGCCGATGCGGCTGGTTGAAGGGTATGAGCTGCTGGCCGGGGGCACGCGGCGCAGGGCCGGGGCGCATTGGCAGGCGGTCGATGTGTTCGATCGGATGTGTCGCGACGCCTGGCTGCGCCACCGCCGCGCGGGCGGCGATGTGGCGGGATTCGCTGATCCGTTCAGCGCGGGGCAGATCTGCGTTGGCAGGGATTATCGCGGCCTGGTGGAACGGCATGAGGCGGGAGGGATGCGCTGTGCTTCGCTTGAGACCGCAGGCCGGGCGGCGGGCACGGGCGGTGAGTTCATCGATGCGTTCATCGCAGAGGGGCGGGAGATCGAGTTGTTGCGTCGCCGGATCGGTGCTGGTCAGGCGCTGCGTCGCATTCGGCCAAGCAAGCGCGGATCGAAAGCCGTCATCACTGACCGGGCGCTGGTCGATCTGGTCTGCCTTTGGGGTCTGGACCTGAGCGCCGTGCTGCGGCGGCATGGCTGGGCGGTATACGGGGCGAACCGGGCGGCGGCACGGGCGGCGCTGGGCGCGGCGCTTGACCGGATGCAGGGCTATCGTGACTGAGAACCACAAAACAGGGTATTGACACGTAACTCCGTCCTCGGCATGGTTCTTGGCATCATCCATCGTCACGCCCGAAGCTTCGCGCCTCGGGCGTTTTGCGTTGGGATGGCCCCCACACTCAGCTACGGAGACACACAATGGTTGATCTGGTGATCACGCCTGGCCTGGTCATTGCCACCGGCAACGTTCGCATCGTGCAGCGCGTCGCCGATGCCACCATCACGGCGGGCAAGATGGTCTATGATGTCTCGGCCTCGACCGTTGCCGGGCTGGCCGACAGCAACAGCGCCACGGCAGCCGCCCGCACCCCGATTGGCGTGGCGCTCAACGGCGCGTCGGCGGGGCAGCAGTTGGCGGTGGCGACCAGTGGCGACATCACCATCGGGGCCACCATGGTGCCGGGTGTGGCCTACTATCTCAGCGATACGCCGGGCGGCATCTGCGCGGTGGCCGATGTTGGGGCCGGTGAATACCCCTGCATCGTCGGCATGGCGATCAGCACCACCGTGCTGCGGCTTGGTATCCAGTCGGCGGGCGTGGCGATCTGATCAAGTGGCAGCGGCTATGGACCGGGTGCGAACGCTGGCTGAAGGTGGGCGCAAGCTTGATGGTTGCATCCGCTATGTCGGACAGGGCAAGGCAGCCTCGCTGGCGGAAGCCCGTGAGGCATGGCGCGCCTGGTATAACACCACCCGCTGGCGGCGACTGCGCGAGCAGGTGCTACTGAAGGCCGAGTTCACCTGCTGCTACTGCGGCAAGGTGCATTCGGACACGGCGCAACTGGTGGCGGACCACAAACTGCCCCACCGGGGCAACGCGCGGCTGTTCTGGGACGAGGCCAACCTGCAATGCCTCTGCGCGCCGTGTCACAATCGGGTCAAGCAAAGCGAAGAGGCGGGCGGTAGCTGAAGGGGGGGGTGGGTCAAAGCCCCATAACCCCCCTCAAGGAAACCGGTGCTCTCACACGCGCGGATTTTTTTTGGGGGAAGTGATGTTGGACCTGTTTGGCAATCCGGTCAGGGAGCGGACGGGAAAGAGGGGGCGGCCTGCGGTGCAGGTGACGGCTGAAATGACTAATAAAGTCAAGCTGTTACTGGCTTTGGGGTGGGCTAACCAACTGGTGGCTGATGCGATCCAGGTATCGCTGCCGACCCTGAAGCGGCATTTTAGAGCCGCGCTGGCAGATCGGGACAAGATGCGGGTGCGGATGGAAGCGGCGCGGATTTACGCGGTGGCCGAAAAAGCGCTGGCCGGGGATGTGGGCGCGGGGCGGCTGTTCCAGCAACTGCTCGACCGCAACGACCGCAACATGGCGGAGATGCGGCTGGCGGAACGCGGCGGCAAGGATCAGCGCGGCAAGAAGGACATCAGCCGCGATCTGGCACTGTCGGCGGAAACGGCGCTGGATGCGGAGCTTGAGCAGGAGGTCTTGAACCTTGGCCGCCGGAACTGACGGTGCCCTGCCGCGCTTTGCCTGCCCGGACTGGTGGGACAGGATGAAGCGCGGCGACGTGCCGATGGTCGATGTTGCCCTGAACCCGGCCAAGGCAGCCAAGGCGCTGGCGCTGTTCAACCGGCTGCGGCTGCCGGATGTGCCGGGCAACCCGGCGCTGGCCACGGCCTGCGGCGGCTGGTTCAAGGAAGTGATGCTGGCGCTGCTGTGCAGCGAAGACCTGGAGACCCAGCTTCCGACGGTGTGGGAAGTGCTGTGCATGGTGCCGAAGAAAAACTCGAAGACCACCTACACTGCCGCCCTGGCCCTGACCGCGCTTTACCTGGAAGAGGCTCCGAACCGGCAGATGCTGCTGGTGGGGCCGACCAAGAACATTTCGGAGCGCAGTTTCGACCAGGCGCAGGCGATGATCCGGCTCGACCCGATGTTGCTTGCGACCTTTCACGTCCAGGACCACATCAAGCGGATCACTCGGCGCAAGACCGGAACGAGCCTTGATGTAAAAACCTTTGATACCAGCATCGTCACCGGCGAAATTCCAGTGCTGACGATCATCGAGGAAGTCCATGAGCTGGGCAAGCAGGCGAGTGCGGCAAAGGTGATGCAGCAGATCAGGGGCGGCGGCATCACCAAGACGCGGGGGCGGCTGATGATGATCACCACGCAAAGCGATGATGCCCCGGCGGGGATATGGCGCACCGAGCTCGACAAGGCGCGGGCGATCCGGGACGGCAAGGCCGGGCCGTCGCCGATCATGCTGCCGGTGCTTTACGAGTATCCGCCCGAGTTGCAGAAGGCCGAGGACTATTGGGAAGATCAGCGGCACTGGCGCGTGGTGCTGCCGAACTGGGGCCTGTCGATCGACCCCACGGCGCTGGCCGATGACTGGGTGAACAACGGCAAGATCACGCGGTCGGCCAAGCAGATCTGGGCGAGCCAGCATCTGAACATCGAAATCGGGGTCGGGCTGGCGGCAGGGTGGCTGGGGGCACGCTACTGGGACGCGGCCAGCGATCCGAGCCTGACACTGGAGACGCTGATCGCGCGCTGCGATGTGGCCTGCATCGGGGTCGATGGTGGCGGGCTGGATGATCTGTTCGCGCTCGCGGTGGTGGGGGTCGAGCGCGGCACCGGCACCTGGCTGACCTGGGGCAAGGCCTGGGTGCACCGCGATGTGCTGGAAGACCGCAAGGAGATTGCGCCGCGGCTGCTGCAATTCGCCGAGGCTGGCGAGCTGGAGATCATCGATGAGGTCGGGCAGGATTCGGACGGGGTGGCCGAGATTGCCGCCAGGCTGATCGCGGCGAACCTGTTGCCGGAAGAGGATGCGATCGGCACCGATGTGACCAATCTGGCGGCGATCCGGGCGGCGCTTAAGGCGGTCGGGGTGACCTTTGAGCAGTTGGTGGTGATCCCGCAGGACTACCGGCTGGCGGATGCGATCTGGGGCACCGAACGGGCGCTGAAGGAAAAGCGCCTGCGCCATGCCGGACAGGGGCTGACGGCATGGGCAGTGGGCAATGCCAAGCCGGAAACCCGCGGCTCGGCGATCCGGATCACCAAGGAAGTGGCGGGCAAGGCCAAGATCGATCCGGTGATGGCCTTGATGGATGCGGTCAAACTGATCATGCGCGAGCCGGTCGCGGCGGGCTCGGGGTCTTATCTCGAGGCCGATGACGAGGAGCTGCTGGTGCTATGATCTTTGGTTGGGGCAAAAAGGCGGCGCTGCCTGCCGAGCGCAAGAGCGCCGAATTGAGCCTGGCCGGGGTGCTGGGCTGGCTCGGGTGGGGCACCTCGGCGGGTATCTCGGTCAACGACGCCTCGGCGCTGGCGGTGCCAGCGGTGTTCTGTGCGGTGCGCACCATTGCCGAAGGCATGGCGCAGATGCCGGGGGTGGTGAAGGCGCGCAGCTTTACGCCGGGTGGGCTGCCCCGCCTGAAGCCGCTGCATGACCATTGGGCCACCCGGCTGCTGACCGAGAGCCCGAACGGGTTTCAGACGGCGCACGAGTTTGTCGAGGGGATGATCTTCAACGCCGCCCTTGGGGCGGGCGGGCTGGCGATCAAGAACGAGATCGACGGCGTGGTTGTGGAGCTGCTGCCGGTGCCGTCGAGTGCCTGGACGGTGCGGCAGATGCCGGACTATGCGTTGCAGTTCCGGGTCGATTATGCCGACAAGACACATGGTTATTTCAGCCGCGATCAGGTCTTGCTGGTGCGCGGCCCATCGCTCGACGGGTTCTCGGGTCTGCCCGCGGTGCGGCTGGCGCGCGAGGCGATCGGGCTAAGCGTGGCGCTGGAGCGCCAGCAGGCCAAGCTGGCCGGCAATGGCGGCAAGCCGTCGGGCATTCTGTCGTTCAAGAAGGCGCTGGGGCCGGAAGCAAAGGAAAAGCTGCGGGCGACGTGGCAATCCAAGTTCGGGGTCAAT